CTATCGCCATTTCGGCAGGCGTGGCGGCGCGTTGGCCTGAATCTCGTGCAGCGGCGCATGAGACCCGAGCAGCTTTTTCAGCTTCTTCTCCTCCGCCGGACCAATCCCGAACTTGCGGCAATGCTCGGCAACATCATGTTCCCGGGGCCCGGGAATACGAACTTGGCGATTGCTCATGCTCTTCATGTCTGCTTCCTCCTTGAAAGGGTAACAAACAGGCGGCGGTTTTGTTCGTTAGAAAAGTCTAATTTTAGTAAGCCGTGCGAGAGAGCAATATATCAGCCGAGCTGACTCCGTTTGCTGCGTTTGACCTGCCGGCAGTCGCCGTCAGTCGCCAAACAGCGCAAAGTGGCGCACCGCTCAACTGATCTTCAACCAATGCCTGAGCGCCGCCACAGCCCCATCGCTCGCATAGGCAATGACCCCGCCCGTCGTCAGGCCTGCGAAGGCAATCAGCCCGGAAATGCCATAGCCGATCGATTTCATCCGTTTCCACTCTTCGAGCGCCGGGCCGACCGTCTCCTGGTTCTTCTCGACGGTTTCCTTGAGCGTCAGGATCTCGGCGCGGATCTGCGCGTCGGCGCCGCCTGTGATTGCCACCCTGGTATCGAGATGGGCGATCTGCCTTGCCTGTTCGTCGAGCCGTCTGTGGATCACCGTACGGCTCTCATGGGCATTGGCCTTTTCGTCGCCCATCTCCTGGCGCAGCAGCGCGACATTTTCCTCGATGCCGGTCAGCCTTCCCTCGACGCGCCCGAGAGCGCGCAGGATATCGTCGTTGGATGTCATGGCGGGGCCACCTCAGGAATTGAATTTGAGCTTCTCGGACTGGGCAACGCCGTTCGATATCCGGTCGATCATGACCGGCTGCGGGTGGATGAAGGAGACCGGCGAAAGCTCCCCGACGGACGGCGCCGGACGCACCACAGAGCCGGCCGGCAGAATGACGGCGCTCACGCCTTGATAGGTGATAAGGTTGCCGGCGATGCTGGCGACGACCTGCGTGCTCAAGCGAGCCAGGCCGTCCGGACCGGAATAGATGTGCAGCGTCTGCTCGGGCCTGAAGATGCTCGCATCCGCGACGACGATCTGGTTATAGGTGGTAACGCCGTCCGTTCCGGCCTGCGCGGTCAATGTCGTGCTCGCAAGCTCCAGCATGCCGGGCCAGACACCGCCTCTGGAGGGGGAGACCCATGCTGCATAGGTATCGATTGCCGCGTCGCAGCAAGCCGATGTCTGCGCAAGGATATCATCGCGAAGCCGCCATTTTCCCGAAGCGTCCGTTCCGTCCGACGGCCAGCTGTTGTTGGTTCCATAGACCTGATACTCGGCCCTGAGGCCGAGATCGTTGCAGGTGATGGTCCCGGTCGCTGGCGAGGTGCCGCCGGCGAAATTGTAGGTGAAGGTGTTGGCGTCGACGACCGATATCACATAGCTTCCATTGTAAGCGGTCGGCGTCGCTCCCGAAATGCTGACGGTCTGGCCGGTCGCCAGTCCGTTGAGGCCGCTTGCGATGGTCGCCGTGGCGACCGTGCCGACCGAGGTCAGCGTGACGTTGCGTGTGATCGTCGTCCGCCCGAGCGGCGGGAAGGCGACGATTCTGACGCCGGCATATTCGGCGCGCAGGCGGGTGACCAGCGAGCGGTAATTGGTGGTGAAGAACTGCGTATAGGTCGAGGCCGTGTCGTTCTGCCCCATCTGATTTGTTATGACCGTGAACGGCCATTTATTGCCGTTGAAGGCGTTGGATTTCTCGGATGATGTCGCGGCGCCTGGTGGCGATCGAAGAGCCGCTGCCGGTGTATTCGCGGACGGAACCGGCGCCGGGCATGCCGATCAGGCAATGGGGAATGCGGCCAGGGCCGCCGTCCCTGTCGAGCCAGCGGCGCAGCCAGCCGAGATTGCCGCGCGCATCGGCAGCGGAAGAATATTCCTGTCGCGCCTCGCCGATGCTGTCGACGAACGCCAGCGCGACCGGCCTTCCATCCCAGTCGCCCTTGGCGACCATGAAATCGGCCCCCCAATATTGCGGCTGAGCCTGTGTGCCATAGCCGGTATCGAGCGCGGCAGTGCTGTCAGCGAGCGGGCTATCCTTGAAGGCAAGAAGCGTGGCGAGATCGCCGGCGCCCCAGACGCGTTCGCCGCGATGCTTCTGGATGCGGTAGACCGGCCAGATCTTCTCGCCGACGGCGGTGTGATAAAACAGCCAGATTTCGATTTCGCTTTCCGGCGCGACATCGGGAATGGTGAGCTCGTCGGTCCAGGCCCCGTTCGTCTGGTCGGCGACGGTCACCGTGTTCGCCCCGGCGAAGCTGCACTGGTAGAAGACGCCGGCGACGCGGATGAACATGGCGTCGGTGATCACGGAATTGCCTGGCGTGCCGATCGTGCTGGTGACGACGGTTTCCTGCGGCGAATTTCCGCCTTCGGTCGAGGCGAAGCCGGAGAGATGGAAGCGGAAGGTCCGCGTCTTGTATTGCGGCGTGTTGACGACGATCTTGGTGCAGACATAATTCGTGCCGGAGGCGGCGGTGACGATCGCGCCCGACGGCATGCGGTTGCGGGTGGCGAAAAACATGTAGCGGTCGGGGTCTCCGGCACTGCCGCCCGCGCCGGTCCGCATCGGATTGGCAAGGGCGAGCGAAATGGCATTCATCATCGGCGTGTTCCGTATCGGCTGGTGAGGTCATCATAGAATTTGACGCTACGCTCCTGGCGGGCGTTGGCGCGGTCGAGCGCCTGGCGCTCGCGCGCGAGGACCGCAATCAGCGGCTCGCCCTCGCGGACAGGCGCATGCGCTTCCTGCTTTCTGAGATCGTCGGGCAGCGGCGGCAGCACGATGCCGGCCGCCGCCTGCCCGCTCGCGACCGCCGCCTTGTTCAGGCGCTCAGTGGCGGAGCAGCCAGTCACGATCAGCAGCAGTGACAGCGCAAGCGCGGTTCGTTTGCGAAAGCTCGAATTCATAGGATCGGATCTCGTTTTCCAATGTGTCTCTGGCGGCCTGCTCGGCGGCCTTGGCGGCCTCCAGGCGCCTGCGGTGCTCCTCACCGGCGCCTGCGGCCGCATTCCGCTGGCGCTCCATCTCGGCCGCCCTGGCTTCGGCCGCGGTCTTTTCGGACATGAGGACGTAACCGGCGCGCGCCTGACGCGCCGCCGAGGGATAGCCGATCGACGCGGCATAGAGGTGATAGAGTACGAGGCCTGCGGCGATGCCGGCGCCCATCTTCAGCGCGTCGAGAAGGCCGAACATCAGATGCCCTCCAGGCAGAAGGCGCGCTCCTTCTGCCGGCGGCGCGTCAGGCCGGGAAAGGTGATGCCGGCGGCGCGGTTCCATTTGAGGAGAGCCTCGCAGCCCTCGGCCGTCCTGCCCTGGTTGATCAGCTTGACCGCGCTCGAGCCGCAGGCCGCCCCGACGCCGACATTATAGGCAAAGGAGGTCAGCGCCACGAAGCGGGCATCCGGAAGCGGGGCCGTGACACACTGCTCTATGCCATTGGCATACTGCTGCAGTTCGAGCGAAAGCAGCGCCCTGCACTCTCCCACCGTCTTATAATCGCCCGGCTTCACACCATTGGTGCTGCCATAGCAGATCGTCCACGGCTGACCTTGAGTGGCCGGGTCAGGATAGGCATGCTGTCGGAGCCCTTCGAAGCTTCCGACCAATGCAACGGCCATCGCGGCCGCGGCGCTACCTTTCTGCAGGCGGTTTGCCATTCAGTTCTCCTGAGATTTTCTGCTGGACGAAGATGCGGGCGACGATCGCCGCCGCGGCGAAGAGCCCCGATGCCGTGGACATGGCGAGCTGGATGTAGAGATTGCCGGATACCCAGGTTGCCGCGAGGACATTGGAGACGGGCTCGAGGAGGATGAAGAGCAGCGCCAGCGCCATGAGGCGAACGCTCCAGGCGCGCCTCAGCACCGCGCGCCAGTTATGGACGAGCATGGGGTAGGCTCCAGATTCTGAATGTGGCGAGGCACTCGGCCCCTGCGTGGAGACGGCAGCGAGAGTTTTACGTTCAATGGTACGTGGTGGTCTTCCGCCGAGCGGAAAAAGGGGTGTGTAGTTCCTGAGTGTGATAGTGCATCATTGATCCTGAGCCGTCTGGAAGAGGATGCACTATGGGAAATGCTCTTCACGGCAGCGCCCGCACAACGCCGTGTCTTCGAACCATCCTCGCTGGCAATTGACAAAGAGGAAAAATTTTCATTTATGCCGGGCGTTGCCCGCGGCGGCAGGGAGACCGATCCCTATCCGGTCTTGGCGATCGGAGTTGAGACTGCTCCGTGGCGGGTCTTTGCTGCTACGAGTTTTTTATTTCCGATCTGATGGTTCGCGAGCTTGCATCGGTGCCGCCCATGAGCGGGAACGCACAAGGGGAAACATCCGGTCATGACTGTCCTCGCCGCCTGGCTTGTCATTGCAGCGATTTTACTATTCGGCCTGACCCTTCATCGTGCGCTTGTGCTTCGGTTGAACCGCGGCATTAATCCTTCTTTTCGTGACGGGACGGATCTGCTCCTCAGCGGCGTCTTGCCGGGACTTGCGCTCGTCGGCGGTTTGGCAACTGCTCTTGGGGCAATTCATTTGTTGCGCGCGGAAATCGTGCTGCCCCTTGCTGCCATGTTGATGATCTGGCGCCGGGATGATGTGCGGGCGATCTTTGGCGATTTGCGCAATTTGGGCCGTAACGGGTGTGCGGGCGACCGCCAAGGGCAATCCATTCCCGCTTTTGGCCTCAGCTGCATTTATTGCCTTGACGGGGGTAATGTCGGTTACAGCGCTTTTCCCGGCAGGATCAGCTGACGTTTGGGCTTTTCAGATCCCACTCGCCCAAAGCATCGTTTCCCATGGCGGATTCGTCTCGCCGCAGATGAACAGCAATTTTTACGGAAACATACCGCTTTTCTTCAATGTACTTTTTGCTTGTGCACTATTGTTCGTCGACCATTGGCTCGCTGCGGGTCTGATGAATGTGGCGATATTCCTCGGATTCCTGCTGCTGCTCACAAGTTGTGCGCACCGTTGGCGGGCGGCCGGATTATTGCTGGTTTTCTTCCTGATCGCGTTCCAGCCCTTTTTTACGCCAGGCGCCGCAGTTCCTCTGACAGACCTTCCCAGATCCTGTTTTTCGGTTGCCGCCGTCCTTTATCTTTGGCGTTACCTTGAGACCCGCAGGCCTTCAGAGATTGTCTGTTGTGCTTTGCTCTTGGGTGGGGCAGTCGGTGGCAAATATACCGAGCTTCAGATGGTTGGATTGATCGGCTTGGCGCTCTTGCCTTCGATCTTTCGCGGCAAATTGCCATTTTCGCTTTTTTTGACTTGCCTGGCCGCGTTTTTATCCCTTGCGGGCTACTGGTACGTCAAAAATCTCATTGTGCTCGGGAATCCGATCTATCCTTTCTTCTTCGGGCATCCCGGACTTTCGGACCAGTGGATGGCGGCTTATCGCATTGAAGTCGGCCGTGCATTCGATCCGGCAAACCGGGTTTTCGTCACCGATCTGACAACCCTTCAAGGCTGGCATGACTTTTTCTTCATACTGCATGATTGGTTTCTGGATCGCCGCCAATATGCAATCGTCGCTCTCATCCTTATCGTCGGTGCGTTGATTGCGTCGTTTAGAAGGATTTTCCTGCTCGTCGCGATGACTGCTGCGATGTTCATCATCTGGTACGCCGTCATGTTCAACCACATACGATGGGCAACGCCCGCTTACCTATTGTATTACTCCACGGCGTATATCGGCGCGAGCTTGATAGTCGAGAAAATTGCAGCGAGCAGTGCTGCCCGGCCGGGTGGAATTTTATTCGAAAAGTCGGCACGTCTGCGGAAAGGACAGAGGGCCGTCAACGGCCATTTGTTCGCGTTTGCGGTGGCGCTCGTTACTGTCGTTGCGTTCTGTCATCCTGCCGTTAAATACATGTCTCGCCCCAAACGCCAACCCTATTCCTGGATGGAGCAGGGCGTCATGGATGTCCTGATTGGCCGGCAAAAACTCGATGATTTTCTGGGAGCCCAGCGTGAAGGTTACACCGTCTATCGCTATGTCGCGGCAAATGATTTGAGGATCGTATTTCAACCATTCGATACGGGTAGTACTTTAATTGCCGCCGCCTATACGGGAGGCAGAGATAAAGGGTGGTTGCTGCCGCCTTATATCTTTCCTGAATCCGAAAACGATGTGGACGCCTTTATCGAGCGCAATCACATCCGGTACTTTATCCGGTTAACAGAGAAACAGCATATAGTGGCCGATCGCATCGGCGCCGCCAAGTTTGCGTTGGCGGAAAAAACCATATCGCGAATGTTGCCGGAATCGACTTTGCTGCTGAAAGACGCATTTGGGTGGGAACTGTACCGGTTCAACGGTTTTCCCCTACAATGAAATCGGACGCGTCCGCAATTTGCTTAGGTGTTTGGTCTTGGAATTGGCTGGTGCGGATTGATTTTGAAGATTGACGGGTCTTTTGTCCAGGCATTGCGGGCGCTGCCATAGCAGATCGTCCACGGCTGACCTTAAGTGGCCGGGTTCTGGATAAAGCATGCTGCGGGAGCCTTTCGAAGGACCCGACCAAATGCAACGGCCATCGCGGCTGCGGCGCTACCTTTCTTGAGCCTGTTCATCTTTGAGATTCTTCTGGTGGATGACGCGCGCGATGGGGGACATCAGAAGGATGCCGATCGACAGCCATTTCGGGATGAAGTCATCGAGGTGCGGCACGACATAAGGCAGCAGCTCCAACAAGCCAAGTAGACGCACCACATGGACAGCGACCACGTGAGCACCGCGGCGCTTGTTGCGGATCAATTTCATGGGGTTTTTGCCTCAGTGTCTGCGGCTTATTAGAGTACTCGCAAGTACACTAATAGTTGTCTCTTGATAAAGTGTTCGCGCCGAGGTTACTTGGCCGCATGCGTTCACTTCAAAATTCGGGCAAAGTCGAAGGTATCGATACCGTCAGAGCGGTTGCCGCCCTGTCTGTTGTATTCGCGCACCTTCTTGGCCCGGCGATGCCCGGACTTTCGAAATACCTCTTCACGGGCCATCCGGCGGTAATTGCCTTCTTTGTAGTCTCGGGCTTCTGCATCCACTATCCGTACCAGGCGCGCATGCTTCAGGTCGGGCCATTCCTTGCCGGCCGCTTTATTCGGATAGTGCCGCCAGCCGCCGCAGCCTTCATCCTGGCGCAAGCGCTGGGTATGCGAGCCTACAATCCGATCGACGGCTATATTCTCTGGTCCGTCGTTTGCGAGGCAATTTACTACTGCCTTTATCCCCTTATCCTAGCCATCTCTCGCCGGATTGGTTGGCCCTTGCTCATCGTGGCATCTGTCGTGGCCGCATATGGCGTAGCGATAGGCGTTGGCTCTGACCAATTCGGAAACGCCAAAGCCTACGGACCACAACTCAATTGGGTTGTCGGGCTCCCCGCATGGCTCCTCGGCTGCTACCTTGCTGAAAATCTTCACCGTCTGAAGCTGCCAGGCAATGTTTGGGGCTGGCGCGCCGCGACTGCCGCAACTGCTTCTGCTCTCTATTGGGCGACGATGAACACCGCAGCCGGCTTTTACCTGACCATGGTGCCGTTCTCGGCGCTCGCCGCTTGCTGGATACTGGTGGAGATCAGGAACGCCTCTGAAAGAGGCCCCATCAATGTCTTGGAGACCATCGGTGAGGCCTGCTTTTCAATTTACCTCGTCCACGTCATCGCGGCCGCGGCAATTGGATGGTTGGTGACGACGCCGATCGTCGTTTGCGCCCTGTCGCTGGCTCTCGCCTATCCGTTCTACCGATGGATCGAGAAGCCGTGCCATGCCGCCGCACGCCGTGCCAAAGCAAAGATGGAGCAGCTAGCCGCCAGACATCGCCTGGAAGAACGCGACGGAATCGCGATAAGGGACGGTGCGTAGTCGCTCGAAGGTGCTGAGGACCGATTCCTGCGGCAGCGAAATGCCAAACTGACGCAACTGTAAAAGCGCAAGCTAATGAAGAATGCTGCGCCGACTAGCTACAATTCATCGCGCCAAACATTCACCAGCAGGTATGATCCCACAAAATGGCCCAAACTGCTGAACTGGCCGGCTGAATTGGGAAGGCCGCTAACGGATCGATCACTTGGTAAGGATATAGCAGTGAAATGCACTGCTGCTATCATTTTTTTGGCCTATAGCAGTGAGAGGATTTGCAAACATCCGGAGCGCATCTACCCACTCTGCTTTTATGCTTGGCAACTTCTGAGGATCGACGCTCGCAACCATGCTCATGAGCGCCGGAAACATCGGTCGAAAGCCAATATCCCATGCTTGGATTACCACTTTGGGCAGGTGTTGTGAATGGTGAGAAACCGAAAGGCCTGCGCTTCTAAAAATCTCCCGCCAAGCATCATCTGATTTTGACTGCTTTATGTTATCGCTCAGTCTTCCGCGGTCTAGCAATTCAAGCCACTTCCACTGCTCATCCTTGGTCTTGGCATATAAGGAGTTATAGAAGCTGAACTGTGGAAGGGTTTCATTCGGTAGCATCAGGCAGATCTTGCCGCCGGGCACCAAAATTCTTCCCAGCTCAGACATGACCTCAGCCGGGTTATCCAGCCAATAGACGATGTTAGAAAAGATCGAACCAAACGAATTACTGTCGAAAGGTAGGGGCGCGTTTCCATCTCCCTTGATCGTTTCCTTATAGAAATTCAGCGCCGCCGCTTTTCGAAGCAGATTAGCTTTATGATCGAAGCCTACGCTTATCTGGTACGAAGGAGAGCTCGCCACGAGGGGATCGTAACTCTCATCATAGGAGTCATACACGTCTACGTTCTGATAAAATCGGTCAAGTTTCTCCGTCTTTTGAAATGCATCGAAGCCTGCGCTAAACCGCCCCCCCGCTCTAATGAACGAAAAGACGCCGTCTCCGCATCCAAAGTCTAGCGATCTCCCTTCGAATTCGAAGCCCTTCATCGCCTCGATATCCAAATACCTCCAGATAGCGGTCTCAGGCCGGAGCCAGAACACGCTCAACAACTGCTCTAAAATCGAAGTCACTTGATCACCGCTATCGCTAATTTCATCCCTATGCTATACGATGGAAGGCAACGCGGTTCAACGCGGATGTGCGGTTGTCCTGCGTAAAAGCCGGGGCCGAAGCGGACCTCTCAGCAGATGAACGATTTCTCTCGGCGTGTCGGAACCGCGAACCGAAACGAGAGTAATCATTGCAAAAGACGTGGCATCAATAATGGCGGTCTCAAGCTTACAATTTGCCGCCTCCTGAAAAAATGCGCTGATCTGCGCCGCCGAGAAGCGTATGCCGCAAACCCCGCCGCCATCATGTGGCTGTCCTGGACGAAGGTTCCGCTATAGTCGAAGGCATCCGGCGTTTCGCGTCCTGCTAGGCTACTTATAACACCACTAGCTCGGCGGATCGGCCTGGCGAAGCGTTAGCCGGAATTGCAAAAGGCACTATGCAGCCCTCCCACACGGGAAACAGAAGCCATCGGTCCACATCCATATATTGCCGGCTGCGCCCGCGACTTGGCGGATTTGCTTGTTCGTGTTTGTCCATATATCCGCTGAGCCGATGGCATAGTTGCCGGCGACCTGGACAGAGCCGACGTTGCCACCGTCATTGCCGATGCTTGCAGCCAGTATTCCCTGTGAGGGATCTGAAAAAAGCGCGGCGGCCGTCGTGGCGGAGGAAGTATACTGGAATCTCAATTTTGCCTTCACCCGCGCTCCATTCGGCACTGTCAGTGCCAGGAATGTCGAGGTTGTAGAGATAGCGGCATTGGCAGCATCCTTGACCGGCGTCACAAAGGTATATTCGTCACGTGGATACAGAACAAATGGCCGAATGTTCGAACTTCCATCTGTTAGCACGACGCCGATGCATTTCACGATCGTATAGCCGGTAAGCAGTGTCGTAGTGATGCCGCCGATGATTGGCGAGGTCGAGAAAACCACGTCGAAAGACAGATCGGCGTCCTTGCGTAAGGCATATGCGAAGTATGTCGCATTTGCTGCGACGGCACCGGCATCGAGGCCGCCGGAGCCCGTTCCGGCCGCAAATGTTCCCGTCACCCTCTTGGTGAACGCCGCTGGGCTGGAAACGAAACTCGACCCCGACCTGGCCGAGCCGGAGGTGAAGTCGATATGGGTGTTCGGGCTCGCGCCGTTGTTGGAAAGGATTAGGCCGACGACGAAATCGCCCACAGCCGAACTGTCGGCTTTACTCTCGATCCTGGCCGCGAGCTTATTGGTGAAGAAGGCGGCACCGGAACATATGATGTTGACGCTATAGCCGTTCTTGAGGACAAGCGTGGCCGCGCCGTCGATCGTCTCCGAGCCTGTGGGATCAATCGTCACGTCACCACCATCGGCAATGACGCAATAGTGCCAGTTTGCGCCGAGCGCTGCCGCCGTGCTGAGCGTGAGCGTCGCGGCCTGGGTGAAGCGATGGACCGCATTGTCGTCGGACGCAAGCGCCGTGTAATCGCCTGACTTCGCCGCATAAACCAATGCCTTGTCGAATCCGACGTCGACGCCGTTCTGCGTGAACCCCAAGAGCCCGCCGCCCTTCAGATAAAGGCCGGTCTGGGGGTTGGTGGCGAAGCCGATGCCGGGCGCCGAAACCGTGCCGCTTGCCGCTTTGAGTGGCGCGGTCATCGGCGCCGAGCCGTCGCGCGGCAGCGAGTTGGTGATTTCGTTGCCGAGGTCGGTGGTCAGCGCATTCCAGGGTGCCGGGTCGATGACCTGGCCGACAGCAGGGGTCGTGCCGGCTGGCTTCGAATAGACGCCGGTCGATGGGTTTCTGGGCATTGGTCTTCTCCAAAAGAAAATGGCCCCGCGGATTGCGAGGCCATTTGGGTGTGTGTAGCTCTACAGGATTGATGGGCGGCCGCATTTTGCGCGGGTTGATCAACCCGGCAGATCGACAGTCTAGATCTGCCACCTCAGGATCGTGGATATAGTCGCTTCCCTGCACTTGAATTTCTCCGTTGTTGAGATCGCCAACGGGGAAAAGACGACTCGAAAGAGACCGCCTGTTTTAGGCTTTCTTTCTTTCTAAACTGCGTCGGCCTATCGTCTCTTGAACAAGAGGTCGGCTCCATAGACGTCCGCGCGGGTACCGATCACGCCACTGTTGCGGCCTTCAAAGCGAGCAGCGAGGTCGAAGCCCATCTCATCGGCAATTCCCCTTAATGATGCTTCTGAAATGGTCTGGTGCGGATAACGTATCTCTATGTTGTCGAATCCTTCAGGAACCGGGCCGGCGCCATTATCGAAAAGCCGGGACGACTGAACGGTGAAAAGTTTTCTGTTCGAGAAGGCATTCCGCGCCAAATAAGCGTAACGAGTTGTCCTGCTCAGAGCCTCGCGCCACAATTGTTCCGGATCGGAAAGGTATTGAAGCGTCCCGCTGCTGTAGAATACGTCAAACTCGGCCGGCAACTGGTCAGAGTACGATAGCCCCGGCCTCAGGGCCTTCGCGGCCTCCGCCATGGATTTTGTCTCCACGATTGTGAATGACCAGGCTGGGAACTGCTTGCGCAAAACGGCGCAGAACTCCCCAGCGGATCCGCCGAAATCAACGAATCGGCCGGACGGAACATCCATAGCCGGCAGGAGATCCGCAGGAAGTTGGACATAGGATTCTTCCTGACCAACTAACTGGCGCGACCGTTCTATCCGGAATGCTGTCAGATGCTTATCCCCATACGCGGGAGCCGCCGTCGCTGCTTGGTTCCATGATTTGTATAACCTCTCACGCATCCGCCAGTGATTTACGGCTACAACTGCGGAACCAGGTAGAACCTTTTTGACGAGACGTTTGAGCATAAAGACCTGCGTTTCAAATATTGGCAAGTGACAGTCGAGGACAAACTGACCGTCTACAGCACTAACGGGCGCCCCGCCACCAATAGTTTTACCTCTGCGTGATCTCAATTTAAGGTACTAACAAGTCTCTTATTTCGAGGTGGCCTGTTTATTCCGGCGCGGCCATCGGTGCCGAGCCGTCGCGCGGCAGCAAGTTGGTGATTTCGATTCCGAAGTCGGTGGTCAGCGCATTCAGGGCGCGGGGTCGATGACCTGTCCCTGAGAATCTCCAAACAAAAAGGGCCCCGGGAATTGACTCTTGGGCGGCGCACTTGGTTTGATAATGACGCTCGCAACATTGCTGCCGATGGCCATCCCAATGCAGATCGCCTGCGGGTGGCTGCCATTATGAACTCCACAGGCTCCCAAGCGCTCAGGAAAGATTTTTGATGAGGAAATTCATATCGATGACACTGGGGACGATGATGGCGATTGGCGGTGCATCAGTCGGCGGTTACATGTTCCTGTATGCCAGCCAACCGGTCAAAATGATTATTTGGGCCATGCCGATAAGCGTGATGGCATTGGGGGTTGCCATTTTGTGGGAAGATATGCGGGGATAGCCCCATCACCACCCACCCCCGCCATTTTGCTGCTGCGGCTGCTGAGAAAGCAATAAAGCTCTTACGAGTGCCTCCGCCTTCGGTTGGCGGACGACTTCCTTCGGCGCCGCATTCAGCGTGGCCTCGTAAAGCGGGGAACGCTGCCGAACCATTCGATCAGCGGCAGACAACGCCCGCCATGTCAGGATATTCGACAGTTCCTTACTGCCCTGGCCCAGGACCGTCGGGACCAAAGCACCCACAGCCGCGCCGCTGGCGGTGGCTCCGGCGCCGCCAGTCTTGCTCGCCACCGCTGCCGCGGCGCCGCCGGCCGCTGCCCCCAGCATCCTGGCCATACCGCTTCCGCCCTCCAGAAATTTTCCTATCCGACGCGTGACGTTCTGGGCCGCGCTTCCCTCGGCAATGGTTTTGAGCGCTGCCAATTCTTCGGGAGAAAAACCGAACATCTCCTGGTCCTGAAGAAGCGTCGAGGCCACACGTTGACGAATCGCATCGGCACCATTCTCGGCCGAATTATGCGGTACAGCGCGGGAATCTGGGGATCTGTCAGTCCCGTTCAGGATATCGGAACGCTTTGCGGCTGCGGAATTGCCGCTTGCAGCCTTAAGGGCGTCGGCCGCGTCAGTGGCCTTTCCGGCAACGACCGTCGCCGGATCGGCAGCCTCAATGAACTCGTCCAATTCTCGAATAACTCGCGACGCTGCAGCTTGATCGTTCGGATCTTTGACGTTTTGGACTATTTTTTCGAACGTCTTGCGGGCTGCGTCCAATCCCTCGATGCTCGCGAAGCTGTCTTCCGGAGGAGTGGAGAGCTTGGCGAGAATTTTATGAGTCTTCCCGGCGATGTCTGCGTCGAAACCCTCTTTTTCGAGCTTCGTTTTGGCTGCCTCTGCCATTGTTTTTACGGCATCGGCTGAGTAATCAACACGACTGTCACGCATCATCTCGAAGTTGCGATTTGCTTCGGCATGGAGAGCGTCGCCGGATGGCGGCTCCAGCTTATCTGGCTTTCGCAAACTCTTGCTCACGCCTGGGACGATCGCCTCTCCTGAGCGAAGCCCCGGCGTTACCGGTGTGAAGATCGACGCAAATTCCAACGAGCGGCCAATGCCCTCCATGGTCGGCCTGCCATCCGGGCCAAACATCTGTACCTTGCCGCTGTAGACGTCACCCGGAAGCATGAAGGCGCGTTTTGCCATCCCCAGAATGCCGGCGTCGCTATCGAAATATCTGTTCCCGTCGCGGTCCCGGCTGATCGGCCAAAGTTGGCCGATATGACTCTTGTCTACAGGTGGAGGGGCGCTATCTGTGGGCTGAGGGAGGCTCCGCAATAGCTTATCAACCAGAAGACTCTGGTCGTCCGGAGAGAGGCTCAAAAAGCTGTCGTCGACGGTCAAATTCTGGCCATTAACCTGGATTGTCGCCATTACTGTTCAATGCTCCACAAGGTGCCGTTCGGTGTTTTGCGCATGCGCGAAGGCGTGGTCCCGGCAATGGCGACAGGGGTAGCCTGTTGTCTCGGAACGACCGAGGCAGCGACCGGCGGAGTTACCGCTTTCGCTTGTCCTGACCCTACGGGAGTGGCACCGGCCGGGTTGAGCTTGTCATTGCGATCGAATGCTTCGTCGGAGGAGATGATCGGTGGGGGAGCTTCAGCCGCACCCGCACGCTGCTCCTTATCCTCCTGCCTGAGCGCCAGCCCGCCCATCAGGGCCTGGACGAGACGCGCCGCCCCTTGCCACGGCGATTGCACCGGGCTCGTCTCCATGCCCTGCAGCAGCATGGCATAGGCCAGCCGCTTGCGCTCGTCGCTGATCTTATTTTGTGTCTTGCCGGTATCGCCGCCGAAGAGGAAACCCCTCATGCCAATGCCCTTTCGTAATCGACGCGGTCGAAGCCGTCGGCATGTTCGAACACCGCGTCGGGGTGAATCTTGCGCACATCGTCGGACATCAGGCCGATCTGAATCGGGCCGCCCTCCTTGTAGCGGAATGCGTAGACCGGCAGGCCGTTATCCAGCGTGCCGACGCGGCTGATGTCTTGCTTCAGCCGCCGGTCGGATTTCATTGCCCAGCCGCCGAGCAGCGAGCCGCCGAGGCCGAAGAGGCCGCCCAAGGCGGCGTTCGACTGGGCGAGCTGCTGGTTGTAGAGGCCCATCTTCTGATTGAAGTTCTCGTTGATCAGCCCGGCCTGATCGACGGTGGGCAGCTCAGTCGTCGGCGTGTTGACGTAGCTCGGCTGGTGCACCTGCGAGCCGGACATCAGTGCCGAAATCTCGTTCAGCGGTTGGTTGCGCTCGGTCAGGATCGAATTCTGCGCATTGGAATACATATCGCCGAGATATTGGTCGGAGGCGGCCTGCTTGCGGGTGGAGAAATCGCGCATGGCGTTGTCGTAAGCCGCCGAGCCCATGGCGATTCCCTTATCGGCGAGGCTCTGTTCGAGGCTCGCCTGGTCGCGGTTCCATTGATTGTCGAAGCCGGAGCGCCAGTGATCGTTGACATATTTGTCGACATTGCCGGCGCTGAGGTCGACATTGGTGCCGAGGATGCCGGAGACCTTGGCGGTCTGGTCGTTGGCGAGCCTGGCAAGGCCGAGCTGCGTCTGCTGCGTCTGGTCGTAGATCGCCTGGTTCTCGGGCGAATAGGTCTGATAGGCGGAATAGGTCGGCAGCTTGTAGGTCTTGCCGTTCTGGTCGGTCATCGTCTGATAGCCGCTGACCTTGTATTCCAGCGAGCCGTCGGGCGTATACTGGTTTGTGTGGCTGAGCCCCGCATTGGCGATGGCGGTGTCGACGTTGGTGGCGGTCTGCGCCGCCGCGGTCTGGGTCGGATCAGGCGCCTTAGGCGCCTTTGGCGTGGAGACCATAGGGAAAATCCTCCTTCATGATGGCGTAAAGCAGGCCGTCGCAATCGCCGAAATAGCCGCGCTGGCGGCCCTCCGGCTCAGCACCGACTCTGGCGAGCAGTCTCTGGGCGCTGATGTTGTCGGCGCGGGTGCGGCAGGTGACGCGGCGGCAGCCGAGCTGGTTGAAGACATAGTCGGAGACGGCGCGCATCAGCGTCAGCGACAGCCGGTCGGCGGCAAGCGAGATCTCGATATCGTGCTCGGTCCAAACGTTGAAGACGAAGCCGGCGAGAATCCGACCGCGGTCGACCTGGGCAAGCGTGGTGTAGGGCGGGTGAAAGGTGACGCCGATCCTGGCGCCCACCCAGGCGGCGATTTCGGCGCCGGGTTCTGAGACGATCAAATCGGCGCGCCCCTCTCGTAAAGCACCGAGCCGCCGACGACGGCGGCTTCCGAGACGGAGCCCGACGAGCCGGAGATCAGCGCCCGGATTGTCGGCGCCAAGGCCGAACCGGCGCCGCCGGCGGAGGCGAATTTGCGCACCAGCGAGATGCCGGGGAATTTCGAAACACCCCAGACCGCCGTTCCCCATTTCGCCGCCGCACTGTTCTCGACCGACGACAGCAGTGCTGTCGGCACCTTGGTCTGGTAGTCGACCGAAATGCCGCCATACATCAGCGTCGAAACGCCGATCTCGGCCGTCACCCCGATCAGCTTGGAAAGCTTGGTCGAGAGCCCGTCGCCATATCGGCTCCAGGCGCCGACCATCAGCGCGTCGATCGCCGCGCCATTGTCGTTGGCCCCGACCTCCGCCTCGTAAAGCGTGCCGTCGGCGGCGCCGAAGAACAGCCGGTCCTGCCAGGTCGCCCAGCAGGAGGCGGGCATGCCGACGAAGCGGCACCAGGCGCCGGTCTCGGTGTTCATCACATATTGATAGGGGCCGTAGGAAGACGGCAGGTTGACGATCGCCATCTGCCGCGCCGGAAAGCTCGAAAGCTGCCACTCCTCAGAGGTGGTTCCGGTCGCCGCCACGGTCGCGCGCCATGTCGGGCCGATCCTGGCGGTAATGGCGCCGAGGCTGGTGGCGCCGCGGTCGAGCTGCACCGCCTTGGTGATCGGCACGATGCCGTCGGTGGTCATGATCGCCAGATCGGCGCCGACCGACAGCAGGCAGCGGTCGCTGCCGAGCGGCCGGCCGAGCTTGAAGGTGCCGATCAGGCCCCAATTCGCCGCGTTCGAAGGATCGGAGCCCTGGAAGACGATCGCCTCGCCCTCCGAGGAGATCAGCACCAGGCACTGCTGCAGGCCTGTCGACACCGGGATCGTCCAGACATTGATCGCCACCAGCGTGCCGCCGTATTTCATCGTGCCGCCGACCGGCAGCACCGTCGCCGCGCCGCTGACGGCGTCGGTCGCGAGATACCAGACATTGGTCGAGTTCTTCTCGATGAACCACAGGCGCGAGCGATAGGCGGTGACGGCGGCAAGCAGCGAGGCGTCGGATATGCCTGTGATCATCGTCGAGGCGACATAGGGCGTTGCGGCCGAGCCCTTTTCGAGCTGCGCATTGGTGACCGTTCCCGTGACGGTGACGACAAGCGTGCCGGCCGCCGGCGTGAAGGAGAGCGACACCCGGTTGCCGGCGCCGGTCCCGTTCAAGCTGCCCGAGAAGGCGCCCGAAAGCGTGACCGAGCCGGTGCCGAAGAAGCTCAGCGTATAGGCCGTGTTGCGCACCGCGACATTCTGGGTGGCGAGTGCTGCCGTGCCCACCAGGAAATTGTTCGTCCAGGAGGTGCCGTTGAAGATCAGCGGCGTGTCGAGGCCGTTGACAAGGCGCAGGAATTCCTGGCCGGCCGGATTGGTATATTGCTGCACCGACCAATGGGCGCTCGCCAGGCCCGAGACGACGGGCGCGCCGGCCGCACCGCCCACCGTCACGTCGAAGATCTTGTCGCCGGCGGCGGCAAACAGCCGGTTGCTCACGCCGGAATAGGGAATGACCGTCTGCACATCGGCGCCGAGGCCGGTGGAAAAGGCGAGGAAACCGTAGCGGGCGCGCACCCTGTTTGCCTCGGGAAAGAAATTGTCGAGCTGGAAGGCGGCATCCTCGGGCATATCGGCCATCTCGACATCGGTTCGCCAGCCGCCGATCGGCGCGATCCAGTCTATGCCGGGCGAAACGCGGCGGGTGCGGCCGTTCGGGGGGACAGGTCTGCGGGTCATGGCGTCACCGTGATCGTGCCGGGCCAATAATTTTCAGGGCTTTGTCCCCTCGCCGGCAGCGAGAGGTCGACAGGCCCAGCGGCGCGGTCGGCGCCGATCGCGGCTTCCTTGGATCGTTCGAAGCTGGCGAGCTCCTCGCCGTAATCGAGGCCCTTGGCCCGCTTCCAGCGCCAGATCAGCGAGAGTTCGAGAAGCTCTTCGGGAAAGAGCGCCGTGTCGGTGTCGTTGGCCCAGTTGCCGGCCGCGGTGGCGCCGCCATTCACCGCCACCCAGAAGCCGGAGACATAGGCATATTCGATCGTCTCGCCGGCAACGTTCGGATAGATGTCGAGCCTGCCGCCCGCCATGCGCCAGATCTGCGGCACCGGGTTGGCGTTGAGGATGGCCTGGCGCTGCCAGCTCTGCGGCTCCACCGGGCCGTTGAGGGCCCACAGGCGGGAGACGTTCCAGATCCGCGCATTGGCGGCGAAACGGTCCCAGTCACCGGGCGGCTCGTCCGGCTCCGGGTTGGCGCCGGTCGCCTGGAATTGCCGCCGCACCATCAGCGCCGACCAGTCATGGGCCCGCATCAGGTCGCGGCCGGCGCGGGTGGAGAGGATGCGCAGCTGCATGATCTGCGGATCCGCCGAGGACATGACGGCCGTCGGCGGATCGAGGTCGATCTCCGCGCAGACGTTCTGAATGATGGTCAGGAGCGACATGCGGGGTCTCCGGTTCAGAGCAGTGCTGTGGGCGTAAGGTGAATTTGCTTAATGGTTGTGCCGTGTCGCCCCCTCATCCGCCCTACGGGCACCTTCTCCCCGCTGGGGAGAAGAGGGAATCGAGACCTCGCGGCATAACCCCTCCGCCCCAGCAGGGAGAAGGTGCCGGCAGGCGGATGAGGGGGCGGCTTGCTTTAGCGCCTCTTCAGGCGGCCGCGCGACCGCGGGACTTGCTGCCGCTCTCGCTTTCGAGTGCCTCGAAGCGCGCGGCCATCTCCTTCATCTGCGCCTGCAGACGGCTCACCTCGTCCTTCAGCCGCTCGTTTTCGGCAGCAAAGGCGGAAGCGGCGCTGGAGTTTTCGGCGGTCGCCAGATAGGCGCGGGCGGCGGCGGTCAGCTCGTTGGCGCCCATGCCGATCTTCTGCTTGGCGGTATCGGAGAGCGCCGCCAACTGCTCGACGGTATAGATATTGACCGCCTCCAGCTCCTTGATCTGGCTGGGCTTCAGATAGGGCCATTGCGCAAGCGGCGTGCCGGTCAGCTGCTCGCGGGCGGCAGCGCCGTCCTTGAAGCGCTTATAGGCGTCGGCAAAACGCTGTTTGTCGTTGTCCGTCACCTCGCGGTAGACTTCGGTGTGCTTGTCGCCTGCGATGAAGATGCGGACGAATTCCTTGTCGGCAAAGATCGGCCGGCCTTCCTTCTCGGTCAGGAAGGTCTGCTCGACCGGTTCGAGGCTGAAGGAGGCGTAGATTCCGGTGTTGTCGGGCATGTGCTGGTCTCGCTGTTGATGGCGGGGAAAAGAGGTGTCGGCGGGGGAAGCATCCCCTCCTAGTCATCCCAGGCCTTGTGCCGAGGATCTGCTACGCATCGACCGGCAGCAGATGCTCGGGACAAGCCCGAGCATGACGGAAGAGAAGTGTGCAAGCGTTGAAAAGTAGCCATGGCGGGCGCCGAAACGCCCGCCGATTGCTTTAGTTCACCTTCGACAGAAACGGCCGCATCAGCGTCGCCTCGAGCACGCCCGTCGCCGTAATGGTGATACCCGTGCCGTTGGCCGTAGCATTGGCCGAGAGCGTGATGGCCTGGACGACGCCGTTCGGGCTGTAGGTGATGCCCGAAATCGTCGTGCCGCCTGCAATCCCCGTGCCGGCGACGGCCGCGCCGATGAACGGGCCGGAACCGGCGCTGAGACCGGCGAAACCGGTCAAAACGCTGGAGCCGTTGACGGTGTTGGCCGTAAACGTCTGGTTGGCGGCGGCGAAGTTGACGTTGGCGATCGCCTTGGTGCCGACGGTGGCGGAGGCCGGGGCGCTCGCCTGGCCTGCGGTGGTGGTGGTTTCGGCAACGACGAGGGCCGCCGTTGCGCTCGCCACCTGCGACGGCGCCTGGCCATTGCGCTGCAGCCAGATGTAATAGGTGCCGGGCTGAAGCGTCACGGCGCCCACCGGGCCGCCGGTCAGCGTCGGCGGCTGGGCCGCACCGGAGAAGACGCCGCAGCGCTGGCCGACGACGGCGGCGGCCGTGGTCAGCAGCGAAGCGACATAATCCCGGCTCCACTGAAACCATTGGCCCGGCTGCAGGGTCGTCAGCGACGCCAGCACCAGCTGGCAATAGACCCATTCGGATTCGCGCTCGCCGCCGGCGACTGCGCCGAGGGCGAAGTTCGGCCCCGGAATCCCGGAGCCGGCAACGATCGGGCCTTCGACGACGAACGGGTTCGCGCCAAGACGATCGGTCTGGGAAATTGCGATGGTCATGGATGTTGATCCTTTCGTTCGATCAGGCGAACAGCACGCCCTGCAGGAAGGCGTTGTTCATGGTGAGGTTGCCGGCAAAGCCCATCAGCTGCACGAAGGCATCCTGATTGGTGTTCATGCGTTCGTCACCGATCGGGGCCATGTCGCGGTCGCGATGCGGGCGGTAGAACAGGTATTTGGTGTTGAGGAAGAACATCTGGTTGGCAGGCGCGCCGCCGCCGAAGCCGCCGTCGAAGATCACGTCGGCGCCCATGTACTGCAGCGACTGGAAGCCGGCCATGCCCTTGTCGGCGGAGGTGATGCGCTGGATTGCCTGCAGCGATTCCCAGTAGAGGCGGAAGAAGTTGTTGTCGGCGACGACGAGATCGGGCGCGTCGGAACCGCGCACGCAGGACATGTAGAGCCGGTTCATATAGCTCTGGATGTTGGCGTTGGTGGCGGCCGCGCCGCCATCGGCCGAGGCCGAGAATTTCTGGTTGCGCCAGAAACCCCAGGTGGCGCGCGAGATGCCGCCGACCGTGCCCGATGTCGGCGAGGTCGAGATCAACAGCTGCAGGCCGCCGATCTGCCGGCCGCCATCGGCCGTGCCGTCGGAATAGCAGTCGAGCGCGATGTTGTTCTTCAGCGTCGTTTCGGCGTTCTCGATGCGCTGCTCGAGCAGGTCGAGGATCGCATCCTCGCCGGAATTCTGCAGCTGTTCGAGGCCGGACATGGAGACGGCGACCGCGGCCTGCTTCAGGTCGTATTCGGCGGCGGTGATGACGTCGGAGGGCTGGACGTTCAGGATGTCGTAACCGGAATAGCGCTTGAAGGTACTATTCTCTTGATACTGCAGTTCCTGGACGATGGTGCGGCCGCCGGAGACGGGCTTCTTGCGGCCGCGGCTGTTGAGACGAGTGAGAAGACCGTTGTTCTTCGTCACGTCGTCGGCGACCGTGCCGCTGCGGTTGCGCAGCGTCGTGGTGACGATTTCAGAGAGGTTGGGCGAAATGGGCATCGATCATTCCTTTGATCAGACTTGGCCTGTGATCAGACTTGGCCGCGCGAAAAACGCATGGCGTCGCGCAGCGAGTCGCGGATGGAGGTGGGCTGGCCTCTTGCCGCATCGCGGGTCGGGCCCGGGGCGGAAGAGCCAGAGATGGATCGCGAGGCGCGGCGGGCTTGATCTGCCGCTGCGACCCTCTGGGCATGCTGTTCTCGGACTAAGGCCGGCGCAGTCTGGCTGATCAACTGCTGGCGAATGTCTGGTCGCATCCAGCATGCGGCGTCGTAGGCGTCCTGAAGCGTCGATGCCCGCCCCGCATTGATGAGGGCAACCATGTCGTCGAGAACGTCTTCGGCATGCGCATTGGCCGGATCGGAAAGAAAGGCATCGACCTGAGTTTCGGTGTCTCTCTTGCGCAAAACATGTTCGACCGTGGCCTCGACATTGATCGGCCGAGGTTGCGGCGCTGCCTGCTCGTGTCGCTGCAGGGCCTCCCCTGCCCGGCCGTTGACCAGGGCGTGAAGATTAACCCCGGCCACCTTGGCGACATGAAGCACGGTGTTGACGGGATCGCGGATCAGCGCGTTTTCCCAGTCGATCGCCCGGCGCATGACATCGGCATGGGTCATGCCGGCCTGGCGGACGATCGGGGTGAATTCTTCGAGCCCCTTGTAATCCTGCAGGACGCGGAAGCCGCGATCGACCTCCTGCTCCCGCTTGGCAATCGCCGCCTGCACTTCGCTCGGCAGGCTTGAAAACTGCGCCTTGGCCTCCGCCGACCAGCCGGGCGGAACCCGGTTGGCCATGGCGGCCGGCTGTTCGTCGCCCTGCACCCGGCTCTGTGCCTGTGGCGTCTGCTGCCGGTCGACGCCGGCCTGCCCCTGCCCCTTGGCGAGGAAACGGCCGTTTTCGCCGTCGCGCGGCTGGGCCGCAAGATCGCCCGGTCCATTGCCGTCGACGGTGTCGATCGCCGCCTGCAGGCTGTCGCGGATGCTGACCGGCTTATCGCCGGACGAGTCAAAATCGTCGCCGCCGTTACCGGCCTCGTTGAAGTCTTCCATATCCATGGGGAAAGTTCCTATTTCGGGGATTGATGCCCGCTTCATCCTTTGTGCATGTCGTTATCCCGGAACCGCTGCACACTTCCGGGCGACATGCGTCAGGCGTTGTATTCGGCGTGGACCCGCCGCAGTTCGTTGCGGATCGCCTTCCGGTCCGCTTTGGGTTTTTCGATCGCCTGCGGCGTCTCATTGCCGATCTCGACCACCCCGGCTTCCCGATAGGCGGAACGAAGCTTGGCCTTCGAGGTGTAATGCCGGCCGTCATGCATCGACTGGATCTCGATGCTGTCGCTGACGAAATGCGGCGCCGGCAGATCCGACCGCGCCAGGATCTGCGCCGGCAGGCAATTGTGCGGCCACCTGTCGAGTGCGTGCCACGCCGCAGACGCGGCAATAGCGTTCTCTCATCTCTGATCCTCGAAACTATTGATAGGCCGGCTCAGCCTGGAGCCGCTGCGGGATCTGCTGCAAAGCCTGCGCCGCCATTTCACCGCGTGCCTGCTCGACGGCGGCGCGATGCTCGATCTCGGCTTGCGCGACGCCAAGCTCGGCTTTCCGCTGTTCGGCGCCCGCTTTCACTTCAGCGGTCTTCAGCTTGAGCATCTCGGCGGGCGAAGGCTGCGGCTCCGGTTTTGGTGCGTTTGCCGCCTGGGAAAGCTGGCCACCCACCTGTTCCAGCATGCTCTCGAGCTGACGGCCGGCCCGGAAGCCGCGGGCGGCAAAGAGCAGTGTTTCGACCATGACCGGCACCAGCAGCGGGCTCTGCTGCGCCATCGCGCCGGCCTGCTGCATGAAGCCGCCGACCATCTGGACGAATTCCATGCGGCGCTGCTTTTCGGCATCTTCGTCCGGCTCGATCGTCGAATCCGTTTCAATGTCGATCTGGAAGCCGCGAATGCTGTCATTGCGCAGCAGCTGCACCACCTCGTCGATCGTCGGCTGCCCCATCATCTGTTGCAGCTGCGGCGGCATTTCGGGCGGCGCCATTCCTGGGGACGACTGGGCCGGCTGGCCCATCTGCTCGGCCCGCATCGCCGTCTGCTGCGCCGCCATCTGCATCTGCTGCATCTGCATCTCGACCTGCTGCTTCTGAGCCATCGTCGGCAACTTGATGCCACTGACCAGCATCAGCGTTTCCGGCTGGAACTGATCGCAGATGATCTCGCCGGCGAGGCGGATGATGTCGCGGGCAAAACGGGCAAGCTCGGCTTGGCGGTCGCGGATGCGGATCGAGCCCCACTGGCTCTTGATGCGCTGCGCCGTCGCCGTCTCCGATGCCTGCGTGTCGCCGCGGACGATGTCGGAGATGCCGGTGATCTGGTAGACGTCCTCGATCAGCTGCTTGCGCGCCGCCATGCAGGCGACGATCACCTTCTGCACCTCGTCGATCGGCAGCGTCACCACCGCCTTGGAGCCGCCCTTGTCGGTGAAGGCGGCCCATTCCGGGATCGGCACCATCACCATGTCGTTTTCCGGCCGCATCGCCTTCTCAATCGCCGGCGAAATGGCGCCGTCCCCGGAGGGATAGAAGACCTTGAGGCGCAGCTGGTCGGTCAGCTTGTTGATGCGCCTGGTCAGCAGGTCGATCTCATCGCATTGCTGCTGATAATAGACATAGTCGGGAACCGGGATCAGCGAGCTCGTCGACATGGTGCCATAGGCCGGGCGCGGGCATGGCCAGAAATGCGTCAGCTCCAATGGCGGCTCGGAGACCTCCAATGCGACCGGCGAGCCGTCGGCGATCCAGACGGTATAGTTCTCGCTCTTGCACCAGATCTCCCAGACATGGGTCTTGCCCTCATTCTCGGCGCGCTCGGCCTGGCTTTCGCCCTTGCGGGCGCCGGCAGCATCGGCGCCCGAGGCCATCGCCGCACGGCCGAAGCGCTTTTCCATCTCCTCGCCGGTCATCGGCACGCGCCGCGCCACCCAGGTCACATCCTTCCAGCGGCGGGCCGGCGAATGCAGGAAATCCGACCAGTGGACATAATCGATGCAGACGCGCTCGTCGGCGATCGTTTCGAGGGCTGCACCCATCTCGCCGGGCAAGCCATCGGCCGGCGGGTTCGAGGGTTCGACGCCCATGTCGAGCGGCTCGAAATCGGCCTCGTAGCGCAGCCACACCGTGCCGCGGGCGCAGAGCAGGAAATCGTCGCGCACCGCCCGCATGATGGAGTCGAGATCGGCCTCGTCGCCTGTGTAAGCAAGATTGCGTTCGACGATTTCCGAGGCGATGCGCGCCACCGGCTCGGCATCCTTGAAGCGGCGCTCGACGACCGGCTGCGGCACCCGGGCATAGACGGCCGGCTGCAGCACCGCGGTATTGGCCCAGAGCATCGGAAAGCGGCGCTTGGCCGCGCTGGTCTGGTCCGACTGCTGGTCGAGATAGATCTTCTCGATCTTGACGCAGCGGTCGTGCCAGGACTTGAAATAGCGCTGGGCGCGTTCGAGCTCCTGCTGCCAATGGGCGCCGACCTTGGCCGGATCCCAGTGCTGCCCGCCTTCCAAGGCCATCGTCTCGTCTTCCATCAAACACGCTCGCTATGTCTCGGGGTGGAATCGACAAATTCGTTGAAGGTCATCGTCTGGAAGGTCGGCAGCGGCTTACGCTCGGGCTTCAGCGGTTCGGGCGCCAGGCCGGTGAAGATGATTGCCAGACCGCCGAAAGCGTCGGCGCCGTGCGAGGCCCAGTTGTGCAGAGGCTCGTCGCGGAAGACGCCGAGATCCTCATCCCAGTCCTTGCGGTAATTGCGCAGGCATTTGATGCCGTCGGCGCAGCCGGCCTGGTCGAACTCGACTTTTGCCAGGATGCGCCGGGTGCCGTTGATGCGGTCATGGACATAGGCGCGCTCGACCTTCCGGACCGTGCCGAGGCCGCGCGCCCTCACCTCTTTCAGCATGATTTCGATGCGGGTCATGCCGCCGCGCGTCCATTCCCGCACCTTGATATCGTGCGGCATGTTGTGGACGCCATAGACATAGCCATTGTCGCGCGCGCGCCGCTCCAGCTCGTCGAGCATGCCGTCCATGCCGGTGCCGGTATGCTCGAAATAGCCGATCATCCTGACGCGACCGGGCAGCACCTGAAACAGCCAGACACTGTTGGCATCGTCCATGCCGATGTCGGAGATGGTGTGGACGGGATAACCTTCCACATGCGGGAAGACGCCGATGCGCTCCTCGGCGTCGGCGATCGCCATCTGGTGGGCGTAATAAGCGCCCTCGACGCTCGCCTCAAAAGCTTCGGCAGGTGTCGAGGGATATTCGCGCTTCATGTCGCCGAGCTGGGTCTCGGCCTTCTTGACGTACCAGGCCTTCTGCCCCGCCGTCAGCATGATCCCCTGCTCGGCAAGTTGGCGGAAATATTTGACGAAGGCGTCGCCGATGATGACGCCCTCGGGCGCGATCGAATATTGCGGCTCCTTCCACCAGGGAAAGAAGTGGAACTTGAAGTCGAGCTCGGTCAGCCCAAGCGCCTGGCGCTGCTTGACCTGGGCGTCCTCGCAGAGCGCGTAGAAATGCCCCTCCTGGCCTTCCGCCGTGCTTTCGACGAAGACCATCTGGCCGGCCTGTACCGTGTTCAAGGCGCCGGTCCTGACTTCCCGCGCCTTGTCGGGATATTTGGCGCAGAGCTTTCCATATTCGGAAATATGCAGATATTGCAGCGTGCCCGAGCGCAGCGAGGTGCCGACACGGATGCTCGAATTGTTGGCGAGCAGCAATTCGCTCTGGTTGGTCCTGATGACGGGCACGGCGTTGCGGATGCCTTCGGGCAGATTGTCATAGGGATATTTGATCTTGTCCCGGAAGATCGTCTGCACGTCGCCGAGCGTATGGGCGATGGTGCCGGCCCTGATATCGCGGTTGAAGACGCAGGCATCGAGCATGAAGATCTGGATGAAGGTGGTCAGCCCCAGCTGGCGGGCCTTCAAGAGCACGTTGAGATAATGCATCTCCTCGAAAAGGCTCGTCTGCATCACGTTCATCTCGAACCTGACGCGCCTGCCCGCCTTGTCGGTGATCCAGTAGAGATTGTTCAGCCGCCAGCGCCAGTCGGAAAACTGGTCAACCGCCGTTTGGAAGTCCGCGCGTCCTGCCATTGACCGCCTCCAGCAATTGCGAGACTTCGCCGGTCACGCTCTGTTCGGGCTCGACCTTGGCGCCATATTTCTTCGGCCTGAGCTTTTCGGCGACCCATTGGCGGGTGGCGATGCGCAGCTGCGAACGCCTGATCGCCTCGCCATTTTCCTGCCAGCCGGTGGTCTCGCCGGCCGCATTCTTCTTTTCGATCCAGTCGTCGCTGCTGTTGTCGGCGATCTCGACCATCTCGTCGACGAAGCTGTCGGCCATGATCTCGCGGGCCAGCGCATATCGCGCCCGGAACGACGCCTTCTCCTCGTCCGCCAGCCAGGACAGCACCGTCGATTTCGACGGCATGTCCTCATCCCGACAGATCGAGCGCAGGCTCTCCCTGTCGGCGATGCGCGCGCAGATTTTTTCCGCCAGCGCCTGGCTGAACTTGGTCGGCCTGCCCATCGGTCGGGGTCTAACGTTCAGAACAAGGCAATTATGTTGGAGGCCGTTGTCCCGGTCAGCGCCACGATCGCCGCATGAACGGGAAGGATCGTCCCGGCCGGCACGCTCCTGAAGATGACGGGATCCACATCCCGCCGCGGCGCAATCGCCACATCGCCGGCCGTCCCGATATAGAGCGCGCGGGCGCCGACAATGGCGCTATCGTTCGGCGTCACCACAGCGGCCCGCGAGGCCGGAGCAATCGAGGGGTCCAT